TAAGATATCCTTCTGTCATCTCTATGAAATTCACACAATCTAATTTGCTTAACTTGTAAATCAATGCCGGATTGTGTACTATGGCTATAATTTGTGTTTGTGGTTTATGGAATGACAATACATTATAAATTTGCATTATGTTGTCAATGTCAAGATTCCTATCTGGCTCATCCATGAGAACCGTGTATTCAAAACTGCTTTTTGTTAATGTTATGCGGTTTCTTTCATAATACTTCAACAGGTTATCAATTCTTTTAATCCAAAACGCATTTGATTTTTTCTTGTATTCTACAAGATCTTGTATTGGAAATGTATAATCCTTTTGACCGAACATTAAATTGAAAAGTGATTCCAATGATAACACCACTTTCTCTCCATAAGATCTTCTAATATTATTCACATACAAATCTAAGTTGCTGATGTTTTTCAATACGCTATCTCGATTCATCTCCGCCGATGGCAATAAACGGAATACTTTCCCTATATAATCGGATGATATATCAATCCCATCAAGAACCTTATCATCATCATCAAATATAGGTGGAAAATCCAGTGCCTCGGTCGGTATTTCAGAACACATGGATTTCTCACATAACGCATACATTGATATGATGTTAAGAAAAGTTGATTTTCCACTACCGTTTTTACCTATAATTACATTCACTCCTGGCTTGAAAATAAATTCTCTACCATTTTCAAACGCTTCTATGTCAGAAGCATATTCAAATGGAGTTTTTGTATTGTCTTTTATTTTTACCGATGTTATCATCTGTAATCCTTTTTAAAAATCAATTACCGCCCGAACCATGTCTCCGATGTGCTTGTTGCCGGTGCCCGTGAGGCCACTGGAGAAGACCACGTACCACGCGACGGCCTGGCTGCTCTCAGTACTGGACCAATACCACGTCGAGGAGAGGGGAGATGCCGAAACATAAGCGAATGCTTTGTTTAGTTCGTCCATATAATGGGCCATTAAATTTAATTGACCAAGAGATGGTATATACTCGCCATCTTCCAGCAGATTTCTCAATTTTGGATTTCTGGCTACAAGGCGTTCCGTATTGCCGCGTCCGTCAATGTCAAACAGCGCATCACATTCACGTTCATAATATGTCCCACTTCCGGATTCTTCACGGCTATCATCGTCAAGCAATTGTACGATATCATGCTCCGTCAGTGAGATTGCAAATGACATGTATCTGTGCTTCAACCCGATGTATCGTACACAATCTTTGGAGTTATCGCCGGTAAACGGCTCTGCATGTCCGTCTTCGTAGATTATATACAGTCCGTCAGTTGACTCTTTCTTATCCTCTTCGGATGGTACTCTGTTTTCACATGTACATTTCTCACTTTTGGATCTTACGATTATATTCAATTCATTTAATACATGATTCCTGATGACATTCTCGCACGCTCTTCTTACAAAATCATGATCTCTTTGTTTGAGTTCATTATTCACCATGCATCTGATCCAGTTTTCTATCTGATTGTCACCTCCATATGTATTAACCATGTACCGTTTTACGTGTTTCTCCAATAACGGTTCTATGTTTTTGATTATATCTTCTTTGGTAAGATGAAGTTCATTTAGTATGTAGTTCCTTACTGCCTTGTATTCTTTACTTGTGCTCATGATATGCCTATTTAATACTGTGAATCATATTTTCTTTCTCTCCCGCTGTCTTCCCCTATAGGATTATCCCATCCGTATTTTACAGCCGTAGCTTTAAATAGAGGTAGCCCGTAAAATCGATAATCATACTCATCCCAGTCTTCAAGACCTTCTTCCAGGATGTAGTTCCACATCATCACACATTCAAACATTAAACTGGCTGATATTCCTCTCTGATTTAATGCCTTTTCAAAACCGAATCTTACATCTTCTTCAAGCTGTTTCAAAACATTCTCCCTGGTAAATTCAACTACAGTACTGTTCCACCTTTCTTCGTTATTGTATTCTTCGTTCGGCTTCATACCGAAATCCTTTATCATGTTATATCGCAAGTTCAACATAGAACTGCAATCCCAAGTACGGGTGTAGCTTAATAATCTATACCTGAAAACACCGAGGGGGTTGGGGGCGAGCAGCCCCCATGAGTGGAAAAATCAGCAAGCAATGCATAAAAATGAAAAAGGGAGACCTCTGTCTCCCAAAGATTAATTAAATTTGCATTGCTATGTACAAACAATTAACCTCGGAGCAAAGGTACACAATTTCTGTGCTACTCCAAAACGGTATGAAACAAAAAGACATTGCCAAAGCGATAAATGTAAGTCCAAGTACAGTGTCACGTGAAATAAGACGTAACAGTGGGATTAGAGGACACTACAACTGGGAGACAGCCCAAGCAAATGCAGTACGCACAAAACGCAAGAAGCCAGGTAATCGTTCAGTTGACAAGGATGTCATGGAAGAGGCGAAACGCCTTCTTGTTACCGAACAGTGGTCTCCGGAACAAATATCCGGTGCATTGGCCAATGATGGCAAGTATATTTGTCATGAAACCATATACCGTATGATACGTAAAGACAAGGCAGAAGGAGGGAAACTATACCAACACTGTCGTCACAGGCTAAAGCATCGTGCCAGACCTGTCGGGGGCAGACGCATATCCATAGCCAACAGAACAAGCATCAGCGAAAGACCTGCAGAAGCTGACGGCAAGCGCTTTGGGGACTTCGAGATGGATACTATCGTAGGAAGAGGAAATCACGGTGCCATCGTTACACTGATAGAACGCAGTACAAACATGCTGTTTATGAGAAAACTTAAAAAGGGAAAGAATGCCATAGAGCTGGCACGTACTGTAATACATCTGCTATCTCCATTCAAAGGGCATGTCAAGTCTATTACAACAGACAACGGTACTGAATTCGCTTGCCATGAAATGATAGGAAAAAGCCTTGGTGTCAACATCTATTTTGCCGATCCATACTCTTCATGGCAGAAGGGCGGCATAGAAAATGCAAACGGACTGATTAGGCAATACGTGCCAAAATCAGAAACTTTTGAACATGTCAGCCATCAACAAATCACAAAGTGTTCAAGGAAAATTAACATGAGACCAAGAAAGAAATTAGGATTTAAAACACCATACGAGTGCTTTTACGAACAAATTAAGTAAATTTGCACTTGCTTGTTGAATTCACGTAATAATTTTCTTCCATTTCTTCGTTAATGGAACCCTAATATCCATATATGTACCAAATATGACTATGTTAGGACATTCTCCTTCAAACTTCGTTAAATCTTCTACTCTCATAATTAACAAACATTTGTATTGTTTTCGTCGTTCACTATCTGACTAATGTACGGACCTGACCACAGACAGCCAGGCCGACCTCATGGCAGGGCAGGCGCCACCTTACTCTGGCTGTTCTGCCCACTCTCTGTACCCTACATTAAAACCAATAGGATCATACCTTTTGATCATAGTGCCATAATTCTCTCTACCGCAATACCTGTTCTTTCCTCCAATGATCCATGCCTCATCGTCTCTATCTGGAGATATTGAGTTAAGAAACTTCTCATAATCTTTTCTACTCTTTCCCATCTTTGTCTTGATTTAAACAATAGTTAATAAAATAAGCAACCTGTTCATTTTCCCCTGTATTATCATAATCACCTAAAGTCATATCATCATAATCCAGCAGAACTATACGAAAATCGTTTTTTTTGACATACACTTCCGTTAAATACATAGGAATCCCATTAATTTCTATTATCACTGGAAACTGATCATCAAAGTCAAACACGTTATTAGCTTCTTGCCATTCTTTAAATTTTAGCTTTACGCTTCCACCGTTCTCCGTTAATGCTTCTTTGATGTACTTTAATCTTTTTGCATTCAGATTGACCTCCGCTTCTTCTATTTCTTTATACAATTTATTTAGATCCATATTCCATTATATTTATGTTGTCAAATTTTTCTTTTATAATATCCAAGACACCATACTCGTTTGTTATCATAGCATGCTTTCCTGGCTTCATTCCTTTATTCTACTTATTTTCAAATTGTTGTTCTTACAGTATTCCTTTAGCCAACTATCCGTTAAATAACGATTGACTCTATCATATTTCTTTTTCGGACCCTTGCTCCAGAATTTCCATTCGTTTGTAATATCGTTCCCATATTTATCAAACCAGTAGATATAATACACTACGTTACCGTATAAATCCACTCTTTTTCTTTCCTGTATGACTACCTCGTAAGGCATCTCCCTGTCTCTTTTCTCCATCTTTGTTCTCCTTTCTTGAATAAAAAAAAAACGACACCTATCTTCACAGACCAGTGCCGGCAACTAACTCGCATGGAAACTACTTAACCTCAACTAATTCTACAGAGCTGTAGAATTTAGTGAAGCTACCAACAAATTCTCTTATATTTTTATATTCTTCTGGTCGTTTTCTGTTACCGTCTTTTATGT